CCTCACGTGTACCTTTGACGTTTCCTCTGTTCTTAAAAACATCGAAACTATCTTTTGTGAAATGCAATTTAATAGCCATGTAATACTTGTAGGCTTTAAATCCGTCCATTATGCATCAAGTTGTGCTTGTTTTGGTAAATAATTAAGTTCTCTGAAATCCATCTCAATTTTATCTTTGAGAGACTTGTTTATATATTTCGCTACATCGTCTGGTTCCAGATAGTTTTCTTTACAGTAGTCTAAGACTGCATCCATATAAGATGTCTTCTTCTCGGCTACTATCTGTTCTATGTATAACGAAAATTCGTTTGCGCTTTTAAACATTTTTGGTCTATATGAAATTTGATTCGATTGATGGCGTTTTCTGTTTCTTGATACTCTTTAAGTTTCTGCTTGTAGAGTTTCCAAAGAGGACTCTCATTAGTATCAGCATCTGCATCTAATGGATAAGCATCCAAAAACATACTAAAGAATTTGTCAAGTTTCATCTTTTCAATGATCTTTTTATCTCTAATATCTTCAAGTTCTTTTAACGAATAATTACTCAGGTTTATCATGCGATATCACTTTCTTATCATAAAATGCTAAGTCTAAATTCAATCGTTCATTCTCATCGTGAACACGTTTATAACTCTGTTGTGCTGCAGATAATTTTTCTTTCATACAATTCATCTCTTTGTAATGCTGCTGCTTGAGCAATTCTATTTGCGTAGAAAGTTCGACACAACGAGAACAAAATTCTGACATAATTATCTCCGCATCTTAGCAATGTCAATTGCTTCTTCATCTGTAAAAATGGGAACTGCATTTGACTTGTGCAAAGTACCAATACCTTTCATGGCAGTACCAGTATACATCTGCTGCTCTTTTTTCGTACATGGTCCACCAGTGAACGGTAAACTCGGGATATTAGGCGTCTCACGACGAGCAGGATTCCCAAGAAAACTTGCAACGGCACCCATCGAAATAGATTTCTTTGGGGTCTTCGGTGCATGTTTTTTGATCATTGATTCCCATGATGCTTGCAACTCTCGCTGCTTTGCATTAGGTTTACGTTTTTTAGATTTACCAGCAGAAGTATAAAAGATCATGATATAAAATCCAGTCAACGATAATAGAGTTATTATACCCTATTATCGAATTAAAGGCAACACCTTAAGACCCTTATTTCTCCTTCCTGGAGAAGGTCGGTTTCTCGTTTCCGTGGGTTGCAGCATAAACTGAGCATACAATATCAGATTCAGACTTGTAGGCGCATCTTACAGCAATTGGATCAATACCCTTTGCAATAGCATTATCAATATTAGTTTTCATACTTGCATCTTTGTGTACATAATACCAAGCAAGTGAAATAATACTAGAAACTAAAACAACTGAAATAGAAATAAACAAAGCGAGTTCTCTCATCATAATCTCCTTAATTTTACCAAGATCCATCATCGATACTCCCCCTTACCCATAGCGGTCCTATTGCAATAAAAAAGCCATGAATATTTGGATTCAAATCATCTGGTTGCATTGTTGTGAAACGAAATTCCCAATGAACAGGATTCACTACGATTCCTATCCAAAGTCCTGAATATTTTAAATAGTTACTTAAGATCCTTAACATCGTCGCAGATTCCTAATTTTTTTGCTTCTGGCGCAGACAACCAAACGTCTTGCGGTGGCAAAAGCAATTCTCTTATTTTATCTTCTGATAAACCAGTACACTTCTTGTAATGCGCTATCATCTTTTTGGTTGTCAAATCATACTCTTTAACTTGCGCAAACAATTCGTGTTCTTTACCAAAAGCACCCCATGAATACTGGTGAGATAGGATAGAAGTATTCGGTGTAAGAATACGTTGACCCCTCGTACCAGAAATGAATAATAATAATCCAGCTGAGGCAATCTGACCAAGACCAATTGTTCTAATTGGAATCGAAGAACCTCGCATAGTATCTATCAGTGCAAATGTAGCATTTAAATCTCCACCTGGAGAACAGATAACCAGATTTAACATATCAGGAATTTCTTCCTGAAAGTTCATATCAAGAACCCACTCAACGGCTGGTTTACAACTCGCCATTGAAATATCTTCCATTAAAAGATAAAACGAATGTCGAGAATCTTTACCTGACTTCAGTTGAATATTTAATTTTTCTAACATTATAAATTCTTTTCTTTATAAAATATATGTCTTCCAATAACAACTGTTTTTTCAAGACCACGCCAACGTGGGTTAACATAATCTGCATGATAAAACAGTGCTCCATTAGTAAAATCAGCCATTCTTTCATAATTAGCATAAACATGAAGAGCTATATCTTTCGCTTGCTCATACAAATCTTGGCTTCTTATAGAAGGCATTTTACAATACCACGTAAACTGACATGTGTGATTGGTCTTTTGTTTAACCACACTGCAGATATCTTTTGGATATCGTTCGTCATATACTCTGTTAAGAGTAACTAGCCCCACAGCAATTCTACCATCTCGTGGCTCTGTCGCTGCTTCGTGATAAATGTTGGCAGCAAGACAATCAATTTGTCGCTGCGCGTCTCTCGTAAGTTGAGTATATTCAACCTGTAATAATTTAGATGGCATATACTGCGTCATTGCTAGTGATACAGCCACTGGTATCGCTGCAAGTATTAATGATAGAATTATTAATTTTGATCGCATAGTGATCTCCTTAATTAGGTGGGCGTGAGCCCACCAATCCAATCAAAGGGACTTTTTGCTAGTCTTTTCTATTGTAGTTTGTTGGATGTTTGAAACAAATCCGTTTAGAGTTTGCGCTTTCGCGATAACATCGGATTCAGAAGGGTATGGAGGGAAACCAGGATGATCTGGCATTTCACCGCCATTTATTTTGGCTAGGTCTACTCGCATAGACCATTCATTCGTAATACGTTCACGATGAGCATAATAATCTTGTTCTAACATTTCTTTCGCCATTTTTAATAGTTCAAGGCGAATCTCGAACGGTGTCAAGTTTGACATTTTACTTCTCCTTTTGTGTGATGTGTGTAAAATGGTAGTTTTATAGGGTTCTACCAACCCTCTGTGTAATACTATTTAGGAAGAATTACTTCTTTGCTTCTTCTTTCTTAGCTGGTGCTTTTGGTGTTGGCTTGTCACCCTTTGGTGCAGGTGGGCACTTACCATCTTTATCTTTCTTCACACAGTTTTGCTCTGCTGGTTTTGCTGCGTCTTTCTTTGCTGGCTCTGCTGCGAAACCAGTGATTGCTACTGCTGCAATAATTGAACCGAGTAATACTTTCATAACATCTCCTTTAAATTTAAGATAACTACACTCACTCGCCACTTCGTCACAGCACAAGTTATCAATGGATAACGGTAACTGCTCGTAAGTAATGACTTAATTCGTGGTAGGTTATTCTGTTACGAGGAAACCTACCGAAACCCTAAGCAGTGTTTAGGCTGCTAATGCGAACTGTTCGTCGTTTGCGTTTACGTTGTTTACTTTTAACGACTCTCTGTGTCGTGCTGTCTACTTTGTTACTACTTGTCCCGTCGAAACCAAGTCACCCCCATCAAAAGCATACTGCCTACACTCACTTACGATTGGCGTAACCAGCGGTAGTGCAAAACCTGCTCATGCGTTCTTACAATATGCTTTTGGTGGAGGTGTCGGGAATCGAACCCGAGTCCGCAACATCTTTCACATCGTTTCATACAGCAATTCTTTAATTATACTCTATATTTATTTAAATGTCAAACATTTTTCTGTAAGACTCACGCAACTCTATAAAGTCTCCAATCCAGGAATCTCGCTTCTCATTAAAGACGATAGGATCTTCATCGTCGACACCCATTATAATTACAAGTCTGGAAACTGGGATTTTTACTAGTTCCTCGAATGCCACAGCATAAGCAGAACACTGCATAAAGTAGTTCTTAATATCCTCGCTTCGCTTTATTCTTTTGCTGGTCTTAAAGTCTATAACAGAGAGTCTTCCTTCATATTCTGCAATACAATCAACTGTTCCTGCAACTTGCAAATGATCAGAGTACAATGGTGTTTCTAATGCATGTATATTATCTATCTTGTCGACAAAAGGTTGTATGGATTTCCACATGTCGTTGTCAAATGAATCTGGTTCAATAGGGGTTCCACGGAGATAGTTTTCGCACAGAGTGTGCATTGCGGTTCCACGACGGGCAGCTCTGGCGGAGATTCTGTTGGCTTCTTCTTCCCCAACTCGTTTACGCCACTCCATAATTGCTTGTTTCCCAAGTAACGATGTAACGGTAGTGACTGATGGATATGATTTACCCGATGGCGTAGAGTACACTCGCTTACCATCGGGTCCAGTCTTACGTTCAAGTTTGGGTATATCATGATGTATAAAGTTTTTCATTATCCGTGCAACAAATGTATCGCCTCATTGTAGTGTTTAATTCTATCCTCAAGACCAATGAAGCCACCATTTATTTTGCGTGTCATTGTTTTAATATCGCCAGCATCTGCTTCGCGATTGAGTTTGTTTTTATTCCAAAACCAAATAGCAGACATA